GCTCATTTCACTGTTTGGAGGTTGAGCATGTTCCGTACACCGAAACGCGGCACCGATCTTCGTCACGTCGAAACCGGCCTCAGCGATGCGGAACGGCTTCAGGCCATTCAAGAATGCGCACTTCTAAGGCAGAAGCGCTTGCTCGGCCAGCGATGGGTCGCGCACCCGGCCAACGCGCCGGCGAAGGGCATTTACAACCCACTGACCGGCGCGAGGCTGGCGTGAAACTGATTCTCGCAAGCCTCGCCTACATCGGCGTGATCGTGGGATTACTCGCGCTGGTCTGCGGTGCGGGACATCAACGGAAAAAGGGGAATCGGCTGTGATTCGTGCATTCGATCGCTTCTACGAGAAGCATCCCAAAAAGGCATTCGCGGCGATGTTGCTGATCTGTGCCGTTGTCCTGTACGCCGCCCATAGCATCGACATGGAAAACACCGCGATCCTGCAAATGCAGATGATCGTGAATACCTCAAGGAGTTCCACATGACGCAGCACATCACCATGGATTCAGTCGAGTCCTCGCAGATCCACAGCATCGGCCACGACGCGGCGACGAACACACTCGCTATCCGCTTCAAGAAGGGCGATGCGCCGGCCGCGCTGTACCACTACAGCGGCGTGACCCTCGAAGACTTCGCCGCGTTCAAGTCGGCTGAGTCGATCGGCTCGCACTTCTACAAGCACATCAAGCCGTTCAAGGACAAATATCCGTACGTGCGCATCGACGAGCCGCAAGCTGCGTAACGGGCGATCCAACATTCACTGAGGTTTTCAATGAACACAGCCCTTTCGGTGCGTCAGGAATTTGGCGCACAACAGACGACGACAGCGCTGGTGGAGACGGCATCGACCGCCATCGCCGCGCAGTCCAAAGCGATGGTCGAGGCCCGCTACATCATGGCGATGCAGCGCCCGCGCAATTGGGATCAGGTCCGTCAGGATCTCGTCGCAGAGTGCAAGCGGCCTTCGTTCGCGCACAACAAGAGCGCTTACTACCGCAAGCCGATCGGGCAGGGCGTTGAAGGCCTCGGCATCCGCTTCGTCGAGGTGGCGCTGCGTTGCATGAAGAACGTGCTGGTCGAAACCACCATGATCTTCGAAGACGACGCCAAGGAAGTGCATCGCGTCAGTGTCACGGATCTGGAGTCGAACCTGACCTATCCGCTCGACGTGCGTGTTTCGAAGACCGTCGAGCGCTCGAAGCCATCAGACGACGGTTCATATATCGCCGTCCGTAAGAACAGCTACGGCAAGAGCGTCTACACGGTGCCCGCCAACGACGACGATCTGCTGAACAAGCGCGCCGCGTTGATCTCGAAGGCAATCCGGACGCTGGGTCTGCGCATCATCCCAGGCGACCTACAGGATGAAGCTGAAGAGATCATCAAGGCGGTTCGCATGGATGAAGCGGCACGCGACCCTGGCGCGGAGCGCAAACGTATTGCAGACGCATTCGGCGAGATCGGCGTGAAGGCCGCGGACCTCGTTGCGTATCTCGGTCACTCGCTCGATACCTGTTCGCCAACCGAACTCGTCGATCTGCGCGGCATCTACGGCGCAATCAAGGACGGCGAGGCGACGTGGAAATCGGTCATGGAGAACAAGGCCGAGCAGCAGGGCGGCGGCGATGACCAGAGCGGCGCGGGAAAGCCGACAGGCGATAGCGGTGCGGGCTCCGGAAAGACGATACCCATCTGTACCGAAGAAGAGTTCGATAAGAAGAAGGTCGGCTGGCGCAAACAGATCGTCGAGAAGAGCAAGACTGTCGACGAGCTCATCGCAACGATCGAGACGAAGATGCGCCTGACCGACGATCAAAAGCTGACCATTGATAGTTGGTCGCACGAACAGGATTGAACATGGAACGCAAACTCCACAAATTGCAGCAGGGCTCGCCCGAATGGCTGCAATTTCGGCTCGACAAGTTCGGCGCCAGCGAGGCAGCCGCAATGCTCGGGCTGTCATCGAAAGTCAAGCGAAATGAACTGCTGCACATGAAGCATACGTGCTTGCCGCAGGAGTTCAGCGAGTGGGTCCAAAAGAACATCTTGGACTACGGCCACGAGGTCGAGGCGCTCGCGCGGCCGATCGTCGAGGAAATGATCGGCGACGATCTGTATCCCGTGACCTATTCTTTCGGCAAAATGTCGGCATCGTGCGACGGCTTGACGATGGACGGAGAGATCGCCTTCGAGCACAAGCAATGGAATGTAGCGCTTGCTGAGGCGGTCCGGAGCGGCGAGTTGCCGAAAGAATACTGGCCGCAGTGCCAACAGGTCATGCTCGTCACCGGCGCGAGCAAGGTCATTTTCGTCGTCTCGGATGGCACACGGGATAACTTTGAGTCGATCGAAATCGAGCCGAGCGATTCGTGGTTCCGTCACCTACAAGACGGCTGGGCGCAATTCGAGCGCGACCTCGCCGAATACCAGCCGCGCGAAATCCCAGAGACGCCGAAGGCCGAGGCCATCATGGCGTTGCCGGCGCTCGCCGTACAGATCCGCGGCGAGGTGATTACCAGCAACCTACCGGCGTTCAAGGCGGCAGCCGAGAAGTTCATCGCCGGCATCAAGACCGATCTCAGGACCGACGAGGATTTCGTCCAGGCTGATGCGACGGTCAAATTCTGCGAGAAGGCCGAGAAGGATCTCGAAGTCGCGAAGAATGCGGCGATCGCTCAGACCGCCAGCATCGACGAGTTGATGCGGACTGTGGATCACATTCGTGAGCAGCTTCGGACGAAGCGATTGGCGCTCGATAAGCTCGTCAAGAGCCGGAAGGAGCAGATCAAGGAATTGGCCGTCGCGGAGCGCCGCCAGAAATACGCCGAGCACTTGGCCGACCTAAACGCAGAACTCGGCGACGTGAATATCTCCGTCCCGCCGCCGGACTTCGCCGGCGCGATCAAGGGTCTCAAGACGATCGCGAGCCTTCACAACGCGCTTGATACGGCGCTGGCGAATGGCAAAATCGCGGCTGATTCCGCCGCGAAGGATTTGCGCACGAAGTTGGATTGGTACAAGCCGCATGCCGACGCATATGGGTTTCTGTTCCGCGACTTGCAGCAGATCATCCAGAAGCCGGCCGACGACTTCCAGTTGGCCGTGATGGCTCGCATTGACGAGCACAAGCGCGCCGAGGAGGCGAAGGAAAAGGCGAAGGCTGTACCGATCGCTCCCACCGTTACGCCTGAGACGACTGCAATACAGGAGCAGCCCGCGCCGTGGATTGCTCCGGCATCGATCGTTCCTTCGCGTGGCCCCGTGCCTGCCGGCGCGCCGACGCTGCGCCTCGGCCAGATCAACGAACGGCTAGCGCCGATCACGCTGACGGCAGATGGGCTCGCATCACTCGGCTTCACCGCGGAAACGGAAAAGTCGTCGAAGCTCTACCACGAAGCGCAGTTCCCGCAGATCTGCGAAGCGCTGATTCGGCACCTCACCTCGGTGATGCAAAAGCACGAAGGCGGCACGCCGCCATTCGAACTCGAGCACGCAGCGTAACCGAACGGGCATCGCCGCCGGCCGACTGGAATTGGCGAAAGCGTTTCTCCGACTGGCCGGCGGTCGGAGCCCCAACCATCGAATTTGGAACAGCCGAATGAATGCACCGAACGATGCTCAATTGTCGATTGAGGGGTTGCCGCAAGCGGAATCTGAAAGCAACCCCGTCGCGCGGATGATCGCCCGCGTGAATGCCACGGCGATCAAGGTGGCCTTTTCGTTCATGGCGCAGAACGACATCCGCTATTACCTCAATGGGATCAACATTCGACCGCTAGAGGACGACACCGTGATGATTGTTGCGACGGACGGCCATCGATATGTCGTCATTCGAGACCAACACGGATACGCTGAAAGCGAAATCATCGTCTCGATCAAAAAGGACGCCCTCAAGTCGTGCAATGCCAAAGCCACGCTTGACGTGATGTCGAACGGATCGGCAATGGTCAACGACGAAGCCGGTCAGCCGCAATTTATCCAGCCCGGCAAATCGCTGATAGAAGGCACATTCCCGCGCATCGAGAACGTCGCTTCGGCGATCGGTTACAGCGAAGGCATTTCCGGTGCGATCAACCCAGCTTACCTGAAAGACGCGCTCATGATCGGACAGTTCTTCGGCAGCATCCGCTTCTTCACTCGCGATGCCGACAGCCCGCTCATGTTCGTCGTCGGTGGCTTGGGCGATCTCGAAGTGTTCGGCGGAATCATGAAGATGCGCGACTCATTCGAGCAACTACCAGCGTGGTTTCCGAAGCCGGCGCCGTTCGACCTCGCTCATACAACCGTCGATCCGGAGGCGTCGTGAGGAAGGACATCGAGACATACCTGGAGGCGGCAAACGAGGCGACTGCGAAGCGGATCTCGGAGCGCATTGGCTTGCCGCAACTCGACGTTGCGAAAGAATTGAATCGGATGCATGCCGACGGCGTGATCGAAAGAGAGAAACGCAAGGGCGGTGGCAATGAGTACGTGTACTGGCTCGCCCGCCGGAATCCTCCGGTGCTTGCGAAGCCCGAACTGGCTCAGGAGATTCCTGCGCCGCCAACGATTCCTCCGGGCGCTGGCGCCTCGTCGGTGTCGTTGAAGCGAGAACCCGAACCGGTGCCGACGGAAGCGGAGAAGGCCTTCGCGAAGTTGGCGGCTCAGACGCGGGAGCTGATCGAAATTTTCGGCTTGCCGCCAACCATGACCGAAGCGATCGATACGGCCCGCGCAATGGTCGAAATCGCCAAGGCGACTGCATCCGAGCGTGACGCGCTGCGCTTGAAGTGCGACGAGTTGGAGGTCGATAACGAGTCCAATAAGCGGTCGTTGGCCAAGTTGCGCCAGAACTGCGCAGACCTCGAAGCGCGCATCGACGAGTTGACGCTGGGGCCGGTCGGATCGAA